CGCTTTAAGATCAAGCCCGGTGGCTGGATATGCTCGACGCATTGGGCAATGGTCCCGCGCTCGCTAAAGCGGCTCAAGTCGAGGCATGAGCGAGAGAAGCGGCGTCTCGGTTTCTATCCCCGCGAGGAGGCGCTTGATCGACTGTGGCGCGCAATCTGGAGGGCGGCCAATGGGAAATGACGAGGACCTGTTCGCGGTGCGACCCAAGGTGCAACGCCGGCCTCCGAAGTCGCTTGCGAAACCCGAATGCAAGCCAATTCCCGAAACGCCCCCGGTGGCGCAAGTGGAGCGCACGCGAACCATTTCGGAGACAACAGCGCAGGCGCAACTAAACCCGAAAACAGCGCCGATTTGTCAACCTAGCGGCCTTGTCGCGTCGTTCTCGTGCGTTTGCTCGGCGCAAGATGAAGTTCGGGAGCCAGCGCCGGTTAGCGTCGAATGCTGGGATTGCGGCCGGGCAATGAAGCGCTGGCCCTCGGCTGACACGCCTTACGTAAGCGCCCGCGACACGACCCCGGCCGAGCGCGAGAGGCTCCGGTCGACGCGGCCGTAAACTGCGGATATGAGGAGGGCGCGCGGCCTTCGTGGTGGTCGGCCGACGCGCCCTCTAACGGCATGGAGCGCCGCGTGATGCTTTCGATAAACGCCGATCATTTCTGGAGCAAGGTCGACAAGGCGCCTGGCCATGGCCCGAGGGGCGATTGCTGGATATGGACCGGCGCCCTTTTCGGAGGGACGGGTTACGGGTCGTTTCAGGTGGATGCCCGAGTCGCACGAGGCGCGCACCGGGTCTCGTGGGCCATCACGAACGGCTCTATGCCTCCCCGCAACGTCGAAATCTGTCATAGCTGCGACACGCCCGCGTGTGTGAACCCGGCGCACCTTTGGCCCGGCGACCGATTGGCGAATATGGCCGATATGTGGAGCAAGGGGAGGCAGGGCGGGACGGCTGCAATCCACGCGGTAAAGGTTCGGTGCATCAACGGGCATCCACTCGTCGAGGGCAACGTCTATCCCAGCCAGCTCCCGCGCCGAATGTGTATCACATGCGCGCGCGAGCGAGCGGCGCGAAACCGCTTAAGCGGCCTGCCCGAATAGCTTCGCGAGCGCCTGGTCGAGCAACTCGAACGACCTCTCCGCAAGAACCTCGCTCCATAGCGCCTCGCCGAGTTGCGCCGTTACGCCGGGGTCAATCGGCTGCATTCCCGGCATCCGGCTCGCGTTCGTCGGCGCGACCATGTCGGCGAGCTGTTCCCGCACCGGGGCCACGAGCCGGAACACTGGCGTACCGATCCGCGCGCGACGCTCGGCGAGTTCGTCCTCCGACGTGATGCCGCCGCGCCGGGCGAGCTGGGACCGGGAAAGCTGGCGCCAACCGCAACGGCACCGGAACCCGAGCGGGGTCCAGTATTCCGCGACGAAGGGATGATCGAGGGGGAGCCGTATCCCGTCGAACGCGGTGTGGTCGTCGTGCGACCGGGGCGGCCGGCGAACGCGCGAGTCCTGCGCCGTGAACGCCTCGACGTAGGGGAGCGCGACCTTGCTTTTCTGGTATCGGGTCCAGCGTCCCGAGGCGCGCGCGACGCGGAGTTGCGTGTCATAGATCAGGGCGACCCGGTAGGCGATTGCGCCCTCGTCGCCACCCAGCCAGCCCTTTGCCTTGAGTATCGGCGTAACCCGTTTGGCAAAATCCTCCTCGGTCCCGCGATCCGCGATCGTGTCGACGAGGCCGAAATAGAGGTCATCGACAACGTCGGCGCCGGCCGTGCGCGCGGCGGTGAAGGCGCGGGCGTGTTCGTCGCGGCCGAGTTGGTCCCAGCGCTCCGACGCGGTCGGGTCCTTGGCGAGGAGAAACGCCTCGATATCGGCGGCATCGGCCTGAAGGGGGAGGCGGTTCGGGGTTCGGAACTCAAGGTCGGGCATTGGGCATAGATACGCGAACGGGCCGCCCTTGCCTATGCAGAGAGCGGCCCGCATCGCGAGGTTGCTTTCGGCTTACCCGTCGACAATCGCGTCACCCCCTTTCGGATTTCTTGCGCAAGTGGGCATGGTCACTTGCCGCGAGGTGAAGGTGGAGGGCTATGAGGGGTCCTTGCGGCTTTGGGCTGGCCGCGATAGCGACGCCGTCCGCGCAAGCGGGCCAGCAACGCCCCGAAGCGCTCCGCCCACTTGCGCCGCGCCGGCATCACGCGACGGCGTTTTCGGCGCCTGCGTCGGCGGTTGCGCGGGCCGCGAGGAGGGGCAGGGCGGTCATTCGCGCGAGGCGCTCGATCGGCATTCGTTCCCATGCCTCCAGTAACGCGACACGGGCGCCTTCGGCCGTGGTGACGCCTTGCAGCTTGGCGCGGAACTCGTCGGCCATCGCCTCGAACACGGGGCTCGTTTCGTCGAGGAGGCGGTCGACGAGCCGGTCGATCGCGTCGGCCTCGCCCGCCGTGAACGCCAGGGCGGCCGGGTCGGGCGCCTTGATCGGCTCGAATATCTCGGGGCCGAACTTAAGCTCGCCGGTGAAGGGCTCCAGCGTGGCGAGGTCGACGCCCTCGGCCGAGTGCGCGAAGGTGACGTGCGGGCGATAATCGTCGTGATCGTGCGACGCGCCGCGCTCAATCATGGAGTCGTGACGCCACCGCATGTCGCTGGAAACGAACCGCAACACGATTGCCTCGTCGTCGAACTTCTCGACCCGGCGTGGCCCGCCCTCCACGACCGCGACTTCGGTTTGCCAGCTCTCTCCCATGTCGAACCAATCCACGGGGGTGCGGCTGTAAAGCACGGTGCAATGCAGCTCGCTTGCCGGTTCGAGGTCGGAGAACCCGGCGTCCTTGGCCCACTTGAGCAAGGCCCGGGCGCTTTCGGGGAGTAGCTGGCGCGACACGTAGAGCGGCGCGCGATCCTCGACCCCGAACTCGATACGCTTCGCCGCGACCCGGGCGCGGTTGTCGTTCGCGGGGACGGGGGCGCCGGGCGCTGCCTTCGCCTGGGCAAGCGCGGCCGCCTGCGCCGCCTTGTCCGCCTCGCTGATACGATCGACCTCGTACCCGTCGCCGTAGACCTCGCGCACGCTCTCCTCGGTGCGCTTGATGCCGATCCCGTTCAACTTCGTGTCACGTTCGGCCACGGTGTTGAGGTCCTCGGCGTCCTCCAGCACGCGGAACACGCTAGGCGGGGCAACGTCCTCGCCATGGTTCCATAGGGTTAGCCACTTCGCGATCGTGTTGCCGAAGCTCTCCGAAATCAGGTCGGAGTCGGCCTTTACGATTTCGTCCTTTACGCCTTCGTGGACCTCGGACTGCTTGCCCCCGACGCCTTGGGCCGTGGCCTTGGAGGTGCCGGGCTGGCCCAACACGACGCGCATAAGGGCTTCGTTCTGTTCGGTGACGAAATCCTTGTAGGAGTTTGCGCCGCCGGAGCGGGTCGCCTCCATGATCTGCAATTTGTCTTTCAGGGTGCCGGGCGGCACGAGAACGGCGGAGTCGTGGCCCACTTGCTGCGCGGCCGCGAGGCGCTTGCCCTTAACGTCCTCGTCGTCGCCCTCCTCGTATTCGATCGCCGTCGTGGGGCGGCCGTACTTTTCGAGGTAGAGCGCCCAAAACTTGATCGCGGCGCGCTTGAAAAAGATCGGCCAGTAGCACCAATGCGCCAGGCCGAGACCGTAGAACGCGAAGTCGTGAGTGGCGCCGGTGCGGACGGTCCAGAACTTATTCGCGGGCAGGGCATCGCCCTCGGCCGAAAGGGTGGTCGCGGAAAGGCGCAACTCGCCCTCGACCGTGAACCCGAACCATCGCCGATCCGGCACGACGATATCGTTAAGCCAGACGATCCGGCGGCCGTCGTGGTCCTTCGTCGTGAACATCGCCTCGCCGACGGCGTACCCGTACCAAACCGCGAAGTGCATAAACCCGGTGACACGGTCCCAGCCCACGCCCTTGAGCATGGCGCGAAGGTCATCGGCCGCCTGGACCGATCGGGCGTCGTCGGGATCGCCTGGCGCGACCTCCCACTCTCGGGACGTGATCGCGAGCCGGCGTTGCTGGAGGTTGGACATGGCGACATCGTCGTCGAGGAGGTCGTCGAAAACCTCCATGTCGCCGCCGTTGGCCGATAGCACCTTGTCGGCGTTCGTAAGGAGCATGTTCATCCACGCCCCGCCGATCCATGACGCCTCGGGGCTGGTGACGATCAGGCGGTCGAATATCGGCGCGGCGCCCTCCTCCTCGGGGGAGCCCCGGCGGATCGGGCCGAGCTGGTCGCGCCTGCCCTGTTCGGCGAGATTGCCGGCGCGGTTCTGCGCCGCCAGGAACTCCGCACTTAGGTTCGTGTAACCGGGAACAGCCATTCTAGCGCATCCTTGAGAGGGCCGAGGGTACGGACCCGAAACCGACGTTCGAGACCGGAGCCTCGGCCGCTGTTGTATCGCCGAAACGGTAGCGCGAGTCACGTTCCGCCACGGCGAGGACCTCCGACTTGCCCGCGCTGGCGCTCTCGAACGGCGCTGTCGGCATCCGCGCCAGCTCGTCGAAACAGTCGCTCGCCGCGTCGACATAGTCGTCGTTTGAGCCCTTGGGGAAGGCGCAAACCTCGTCAAGGAACGTAAGAATCCAAGCGTCTATGCCGTCCTCGATCGGGCCGGAGTTGACGAGGTAGACGTGCCCGTATTGCGCCTGGATCGCCCACGGCGTCGCACGACCGATCTTGTCGCCCCGGCCCACGGTGGAGACGGGCTTGAGCGCATAGCCCCGGAGCGCCTTCACGTAGCTTTCGGCCTGTCCCTTGCCCGCCTGGGCAGGATCGACCGGGATGCGGTGGAACGTGCCGGGCGGATCGGTTTCGGCGTAGCTCTTGACCGTGGCCTGGACCGTGCCGGCGGTTTCCTGGATTCGGTCGCCGTGGTCGAAGTAGAAATCGGGGCCGATGTTGAAGCCGCGCACGCAAGCGGTCCAATCCGGGGTTGCGCCTTGGGTTGCCTCGGTCGCGGCGAAGTCCCACGCGCGGACCCGGCGCCGGCCCGTTGACGGCACCGACGAACGCGGAATGATCTTGTCGGCGAACCACGCGCGCTTAAACAGGCCGCCTTCGCGCGCGGTCGGGCGCTGCTGGTACTGCCCCGCGTAGGCGTAAGCGCCCTTTGCCTTCTTGAGCCCCTCGACCACGGCGCGCGGGAAACGCTCGGGGAACAGCAACTCGCCATCTTGCGTGCGAGGGTCGACGAAGAACGGCACCGCGCCGGGGCGGGGCTTCCCGTCCGCGCCAATGTCCTTTTGCAGATAGGTTCGGCACCGCGCGTCGATCTTGACGCCCTCGACCTCGCGCGTCGCCTCGAACTCCATCGGGAGGTTGAGGTGGACATAGGGCAGGCCGAGCGAGAGGATCGTGCCCGAAACATCGTCGGCGTGGAGCCGCTGCATAATCACGACGATGGCCGATTTCGTCATGTCGTTAAGGCGGTCGGGGATGGCCTCGCGGAACGTCTTGACCGCGCGCGGGCGCTGCACGTCGGACTCGCCGCCGTCAACGTCGTGCGGATCGTCGATCAACACGCGGTCGCCACGGCCGCCGGTCATTTTCTCGAACGAACGACCCGCGCGCACGCCCGACGCGGCCGTCTCGAACCGCTTCTCGCCCCACTTGCTGCCCTGCGCCACGCGGTCGCCGTAGAGCGCCTGGAACTTGTCGCTCTCCACGAGCCGGCGCATCTTGAGATTGTCGCGCAGGACGTTGTCGAGCGAAAAGGACGACGTGAGGAACCCGAGGCTCGCGTCTTGCGTGGCCCACTCCCACGCGGGCCAGAATACCGACACGAGGAGCGATTTCATCATGCCGGGCGGCACGTTGATTAGGAGATACTGGATATCGCCGCGCGAAACCGCCTCAAGGTGGTCGGAAATCGCCTGGATGGCCCATCCATAGACGAAAGCCCGCCCCGGTTCGAGGACGGGCCAGAACTCTTCGACGAACCCGAGAAGCGACTTGCACCGCGCCCGGATCGCGGCAGCATCCCTCTTGACCCGCTCGCGCTCCTCCTCCGCCCTGCGAAGCGCAAGCGCGCGTTCAATGACGGAGAGTGCTGGTCGCCCCTTCGGTTTCGTCCATTCCGGCGGCTTTGCGGCTAAGGCGGGCAAGCGTTTCTAGCTCCTCGGTCGTCAGATGCGAGAGGGCGGCGATATCCTCGTCGTCGTCGTCGGGTTCGTTAAGGCCGAACTTGGTTCGGAACGCGCGCACGTCGACATGCTGCCCCACGAGAGTCAGGAACTTGTGAGCGTCCCCGAACTTGCCCGCGTCCAGCGCGAGGAGGTAGCAGCGCCACGCCTCGCCAAGGACCGTTTTCGCGCTGATGTTGAGGGCGGCGGCGCGCTCCGACATGGCGGCTGCAATCCCGCGCATGATCGCGGGGCGCCGAAGCGTCTTCCACGAGTTCTTGCGGGACAATTCGAGCGTGCTGCAATGCCCCGCCGCCAGGGCGGCCCGGGACGTGTTCATGTCGACGAGCCACTCGCGCACGAACAGGGCGTCGTGAGGGTGCATCCCCACGGCCCAAGGTTCGATTTCGAG